CAACGACATCTCAAAGATGGTAGGTAAGACTGGAACAGGCATCACTGACCTACAATCCCTACCAATCTCACAAGTGACTGCCCTTGACGACCGTAGTGCTTCGACACAAACCGACAAGGAGAACGCTATCCTGTCAGCAACCCGCTACATCCTCCGTGAGCAGGTCCGTGACCCACAAGAATACCCAGCAGATGAAATCCTACACATCCGTATCGACTACCGGTCGAACTGGTTCCGTGACCGATTGGGTCGGTGGACCTATGGTGTATGGGGCGCATCCCGATTCACTGCTCTCAAGCAAGCAATTCGTGCTAAGTACAACAGCATGAACAACCGCATCGCTCTCGAAGACTCGCTGACCAAGCAATACATTACCATTGGTCCCGAGGCAGTTGAGAATATCAGCGACCCGGACGAAGCCGCAGAACGACTCCAGTATGTCATTAACAATGTGGGGACGCTATTGGACGGACTACGCTCGGACCAAGTGCCTATCCTCCCCCACTATGTCAAGATGGAGTTCGTGGACCTCAAGAATACAGTGCCCGATAACTCCGGGTTCATGGATTCAGTCAATGCTGACATCTCATCGGTACTGCATGTGCCACGAGTTAGTATGGGACAAGAGCGAGGCTCGACCTTTGCCGCTACCTACAACGCAAGTCAGTGGTCAGTCCAAGCAATCCGCCGCCTACAATCAATCCTTGCACAGTCTATGCAGGGTCTGTTCTCAAAGCACTTGGAACTACTTGGTATCGCACACACCAACGCAGACCTACCAAAAGTAGTGTTCCAACCTCTCGACGAAGAGTCACCGTTTGAACAAACACGCAGAACCACTATGGCTTACGAGGCTGGAATTACAACTCTAAACGAAGCAAGATTCGATATTGGCCTCGGTCCCGAAAAGGGCAACTTGGGCAAACAACGATATGTCAAATCGAAGTCACCAAGTAGTACAGGAGAACTGCCCCGTGACAACGAAAACAAACCCCCCGAAGAGAGTGAATGAAATGAGAGACAGCAAAGGTAAATCATTTAACGACCGAATGGTACATCGCACTGTGCTACCGGCAATTTATTTGTGGCTTGCCGCCGCTGGCGCAGTTGTCGCAATGGGTATTTGGAAGCCCGATGTCGTTCTCGAAAACCTTGATGGCTTCATTGCTCTTATTGCTATCATTGGTGGCGTTGCCGCCCCTGCACTCAATACGGTGCTTCGTATGTGGGAGTCCGAACAGACTGTTGAAATTGACAACATTGCTGTGGAACTCAAGCACGACCGTGAGCGAGCACAAGACCAACACATACATGCTATGGGCTTGGAAAGAGAACACCAACTACACTCCCACGATGTTGAGAAGCATGAAGTGGGAATCTCCGTAAAGAACAAGGTAGTTCCTATGGGCAAAGAAAAGAAGTGATACTATGACAGAAGAAACAGAAGTAGTGGAAGCACTACAATACGGCAAACCGGGCAAAGACGATAAGCGCAAGACGCCCGCTAAACCAAGCGAGCGTCGAAAGGGTTCTAAGAAAAATAAGAAGGACTCGGCAAGCAAGCCTAACGATTCAATCAAGATGAATGAATCAACCGAAGCAAGCATTCGCAAGTTGATGGAAGAACACAACAAGAAAGACAAGGGTAGCAAAGCCTCTATGGGTATGCTAAAGTCAGTCTTTCGTAGGGGTGCTGGTGCTTTCAGCCGGAGTCACGCTCCTAACATGTCAAGAAACGGCTGGGGTCTTGCTCGAGTCAAAGCATTCCTATACCTTTTGCGAAACGGACGACCCAGCAACCCGAACTACAAGCAAGACAATGACCTTCTGCCAAAGTCCCATCCAAGAGCCGAAGAAGAGTATGAAGACTGGGGTGAGCCTTTTGCCGCCGCCGAATATCAAGGTAAAAAAGTCACCCTAAATAAACCGTTCCGCACACAAGGTGGAAAGAAAAAGTTCGCTGTCTATGTACAGAATGGAGCAGGTCGAGTTATCATCGTGCGCTTTGGCGACCCTAACATGGAAATCAAGCGTGACGACCCTAAGCGACGAAAGGCATTCCGTGACCGCCACGACTGCGCTAACAAGAAAGACAAGACCACCCCCGGCTACTGGTCATGTCGCCAGTGGTCCACAAACAAAGTCGAAGCCAATGCTGATAAGTCGGAAGAGTCCGTCGAAAGTAGTATGGGCTGTGGAGAAGCAGAAGCAGATTGCGGCTGTGGATGCACAGGCCACTCAGTCGAAGCGGCTGAACCTAAGCCATCCTCCAGTGAAACCCACAGCGAGTACATGACTCGTTGCCAAAAGGCAGGGTATTCTAAGGAAGAGTGTATGAAAGCACATGAGGGTCACAAGTTCAAAGACCAAGATAAGGCACATGACGATAAGACTCACGAAGCATACGACGAAAAGAAAGAAAAGTATGCTTCCGAGTGTGACAACGAATGTCCTATTGGTCAAGAGATGGTCGATGGGGAGTGCATTCGTGTTGCAGTCACCTGTGAAATTGAAATCGAAAGTATTGAAACCCGCATCGAAGCAAGCACTGGCAAGAGCGTTATGCGTATCACCGGTATTGCATTTACTGATGGAGTCAATAAGAACTCGTGGGGCATCCGCCCTGCTCTCGCACAGCGCCTCACCAACGATATGGTTGGCGCAGATGTGACACTCAACCACCCTAAGTCCGAGATGGGTCGCTTCCGACGCAACATGGATGGCGGTGTGGACGAGGCTACTGTCGGTGTTGTCACCGAAGCATCATACCACCAAACAAACAGTGGGTACCAAGTGCGATATGTGGCAGAAGTCCACCGAACAGAACTGTTCGCTTCTCTTGAGTCCGGCCTATGGATGCGCCCCGAGTACGGAGTGTCTATTGGTGGCACAGGAATCCCAAGTGAGATTGTGGAAGCCACCGAAGAAGGTGGACGACCGACCATGTGGTTCGCTGACGATTTCGCTTTTGACCATCTTGCTATTGTACACCGCCCGGCTTACCCCGAAGCAAACATAGAATCGGTCAAAAAGGTCGAGGCATCGACAATGCTTAAGTATCAACCCGAGGGTAGCACGGTTCAGTCGAAGGTGAATAAAATGACCGAAGAACAAATTGAATCAACCGCATCCGAATTGGAAGCACTACAAGCAGAACTCGTCCTACGAGAAGCAAAAATCGCAGAATTTGAAGCCGCAGATGTTGCACGAGCAGAAGACGCTCGTCTTGCTCTCGTTAGCAAGGCAACTGAAATGGGCCTAAAGGGTCACGACGACTTCACCGCTGAAACACTTAACTCAGTTATTGCATCTTGGGAATCCTCCCGACCTGCACCAGTCGCAGAACCTGCCGTTGAAATGGCACCAGTCGCACCAGCAAGCGAACCAGCAGTGGCTTCCGAAGAATCCGCTGAACCTGTTATCGCTAACTACCTAAATGGAAAGATGGTCGAATCCTCCGAATCCTTGTACGCACGATGCTACAACAGTTGGGCTAACGCTTACAACACTGTTATGGCTGGAGCCGACATGCAAAAGGCAAAGTTGTACGAGGAACTTAACTGAATAAGGAAGTGAGAAAATGAATTATGTACAACCTCTAAACGCAACTTTGAAAGACAGTGAAATCGTCCGTTCCGCTGGTCGCCTATTGACTATGGACGGCACGACCAACAAATTGATGCCCTCCGGCCTCGGGGACATTTGCCTCGGTGTTGCAGTCGAAGAATCCTCCCGTGATGAACTACAAGTGTACGAAACCAGTGGAGCAACTCTTTCATACTACCCATTGACCGGTATCTTGCTCGTGCAAGTCGATGATACCTCAACCTTCAACATTGGCGAAACCGTCTATGTCGGAGGCGATGGTCTTGCTACATCCACCGCAGGGTCCAACAAGAAGTTGGGACTCTATGTGGGCGAATCCGCTCACGCCGCTACTGCTCTCTCAGCCCCACTTGGTGGAAACGACGGACAATCGGGTGCCACAGAAGGTGCTCTCATCCGTGTGAACACCTCACACGCACAGATTGCTTGAGGCTGATTGAAGAAAAATAAGGAAGTGAAATATATGGCTAACAAATCCCTCGAAGAACTACTTGAAGTAACTGCCGCAACCGGACCATTCGGTAAAGGTGACGCTGTGCTCGAACAAACCCTCCGTGACTTTATCCAACTACAATCCACAACGATTGCAGTCGGAACTCAAGTCGTCGGTGTGCGAACTGTCCCGTGGCTCCAATTTACTTGGTACACTGGTGCAGAAGGAACATTCACCTACCCCCTCGACGATAACGCAGTCGTGGACCCGACCAAGATTGGTACCAAGAACTACTCCGTTAAATTGGAGAAAGGTCAAGGTCGCTGTATCTTCCTCGACTCCACACTACTTCGTGGAGAAACATGGGAGAACATGAACCGACAGCAAATGGCTATCGTTCAAGCCCGTGCTGACCTCATCGACAACCACATCCTCTCGAAGTTGATGGCTGGCGCTGGTCAAACCCAAGCCGCAACCGCTGTTTGGGGAACCGGTAGCGCAGACGAAGAACAAGACATCCTCGACTCGATGGACAAAATCTTCGCAAACGCTCGTGTGTCCGGCAATGAACCATTGTCGCTCATCCTCCCAGCAATCTGCCGTGCTCAAATGTTGAACACTCGTCTTTACACGAATGTCCTACAATCCCTCCAAGAGCGATTGAACACCATGATTAACCTCAAGGTCTTCTA